AGTGTCGCGCCGCCTACTCCTGGATCACGGACGTGATGCTGGGCAACGGCAAGCGCCCCTTCGAACTCTCACCCTCCAAAGATCCTGAACTTCCTCCGGAGATCTCCTCAGGCATCGTGGACCTGGTGCGTATGGAGATGATGGAGTTCGTGCAGGCGGGTGGCGACGTTCACCCCGAAGCATTCCGCGTCCGCATGGAGCAGGTTCACGACGAGATCGTGGACAAGCTGCGCGAGGAGGCCAAGCAGAAGGCCCGCCGCATGGAGGGCAAGATCGACGACCAGCTTTCCCACGGCGGCTTCGACAAGGCCGTGCGCGAGTTCGTGGACGACTTCGTCACCTACCCCACCGCCATTCTCAAGGGTCCAGTCATCCGCCGCACCAAGGCCATGAAGTGGGGTCCGAACTTCAAGCCAATCGTGATCACCGACTACGCCCGCCAGACCGAGCGCGTCTCGCCCCACGACATCTTCCCCTCGCCCAACTCGAGCACCGTCAACGACGGCTTCCTGATCGAGCGTCACCGCCTGACCCGCATGTCGCTCCAGTCCATGCGCGGCACCCCTGGGTACAGCGACAAGGACATCGACCAGGTGCTGGACCGCTTCGGCGACCAGGGCTTCCGTCAGTGGCTCATGGGTGACCAGGAGCGCGATCGCCTTGAGGGTAAACCCCATGCTCGCCTGTACACCAAGGAAGTCATCGAGGCTCTGGAGTACTGGGGCAGCGTCCAGGGCAAGACCCTGATCGACTGGGGCTACAAGGGCGCGATCGACCCTTACCTCGAGTACGAGTGCAACGTCTGGATGATTGGCCCGTTCATCATCAAGGTGGCGATCAACCCCGACCCGCTCGGCCGTCGCCCCTACGAGATCGCCCAATGGGTGTCCGTGCCCGGTTCCTTCTGGGGCACCGCCCTGGCCGAGCAGATGCGCGACACCCAGGTGCTGTGCAACGCAGCCGCCCGATCGCTCGCCAACAACATGGGCATCGCCTCCGGTCCCCAGGCTGAGGTTCAGGTTGACCGCTTGCCTGATGGCGAGGACGTGACCGCGATGTACCCCTGGAAGATCTGGCAGACGACCTCCGACCGCACTGGCGGTGGCCAGCCTGCCGTTCGCTTCTTCCAGCCCGAGATGAACGCCCAGGCGCTGATGAACGTCTACCAGTACTTCTCCCGTCAGGCCGACGAAGTCACGGGTATCCCGAACTACGTGTACGGCTCGGCTCAGTCTGGCGGCGCTGGTCGCACGGCGTCCGGCCTGTCGATGCTGATGGACAATGCGGCCAAGGGCATCAAGACGGCGATCTCCTCGATCGACATCGTGGTCGCCTCAGTGGTCGATCGCCTGTACATCCACAACATGATCTATGACTCCGACCCCTCTTGTAAGGGTGACTTCAAGATCTTGGCCAAGGGCGCGATGGGCTTGGTTGCCAAAGAGCAGCTCCAGATGCGCCGCAACGAATTCCTGCAAGCAACCGCGAACCCGATCGACCTTCAGATCGTTGGCCAGAACGGTCGTGCCTACCTGTTGCGCGAGGTTGCCGCCTCCCTCCAGATGGACACCGACAAGCTCGTGCCCACGACGGAGAAGCTCGAGTTCCAGCAGGAGCAACTGGCGCAGATGCAAGCCGCAATGGCTCAGCAGCAGCAGCTCGCAGCGCCCCAGGGTATGGACCCCGCCGGTAATCCCGCTGGTGGGCAAGACGCAAACTTAATGCAGTGAGGTTCCAAATGAAACACATGGACGGCAAGCAGGACAAGAAGATGATGACCAAGGTCGCTGACAAGAAGGTCAAAGAGCACGAGGCCAAGATGCACGGCAAGAAGATGGCCAACGGTGGCATGGTCAAGAAGTACGCCGATGGCGGCATGGTTACCAAGTCCGGCATGTCCGGCTGCGGTAACCGTGGTGCTATGTACGGCAAAGACATGAAGAAATGAGGTGAGCTATGACTGGACGTGTTAACGACTGGAACCGCCAGTCAATGAAAAAAGATGGCTCCAAGCCAACGATGGGTGTGCGTGACACCGGTAGCTTGTTTCACTCGCAAGCCCCCATCTACATGGCTGATGGCGGCGATGTGGAAGAAGCTCGAATGAAGCAGCGCGGACTCGATGAGTCCAACAAGGAAAAGCCCACCGGCTTTTTCCAGCGAATCCGCGAGGGCAACATCGACGATCCAAAGTCTGAGGCCTACAAGAAGTACGGCGCTGGTCGCGGTCGCATGGCTGAAGACTCGGACAGGCTCGACGCTGAGGCTCGAGGAGCTGATGAGGAGAGGGCCGCGGTTGCGCCCAAGTCAGCCTCTCAGTCGCCTAAAATGGCCTCCGGCATGGATGAGAGCGATCGCCTCAAAGAGAACGCTGCCAACTACAAGGCCGTCGAGATCACGCCCATTCGCCAGTCTGCGCCTATCGTGTCGCGGCCCATCGCGGAACCGGCCCCCGCATCAAAGAAGAACAACACAATCCCCCAAGAGCGTCGCAGCGAGATCCGCTTTAATGACGTATCTATGGGCGGCGCCTCGAAGTCTCTCGCAGATACCGAAGCCATCGGCGCTCGAAGGAAGGTCTTGGCTGCTAAGCGCGCAGAGATGGAAAAAGCGCGGGATGAAATTCAGCCGTACCGTCGCCAGCTGGTGCAAGAAAATAAGGACCGCAAAAATGCTAGGAAGTCTGTGTACGAAGTCAGCAGGGCTTTTGGCTCGGTCCCTGGATTTGTTGGCGGCATAAGCAAAGTAATCAGTATGCCTTTCAAGGACAAGGAGTAATCTCTCTCGTTCTGCAAAAAACTTACTGATGCTTACAAAACCACCAGCTAGAGTAATTGCAGCGTTGAATTCATTAGAAGGCAACGCTGACTTTGAGGAGATCTGTACGTGGCTCAACGTGTCGTTGAGTGACATTCGCAAGATCACCGATTCCACTCGGGATGAAGTTCAGACCAGGTGGAATCAGGGTGCAGCCCAGGCGCTGGAGGAGTTCTTAGTGAAGAAGGCCACAGCGCGGGAGACGCTCCAAAGGATGAGATAACGCCCACCAGGGCACACGCTTGCCAGTGGCGCTTCACTGGCGACCGAGAACACCGGAACTACCAACTTAGGGAAAACCCTCAGAGGCCCCTGAAAGGAAGTGAAGGCTCAAGGAGAAAAAATTGAACCTACCACGCGCCGTCATTGAGGCGGAAAGAAAGGCAGAAGAAGCTCTTCAACGACTTGCAGCGTCCAAGCAGCAGCCATCACAGGTCGAGGGTGCAACTCCCCCGACCGATGCACCGGCCCCCAGCACGGAGCCTGTGAGCGCTACCCCGGCACCTGCGGCGTCTGATCCAGCACCAGCTCCAGCCCCCACTGAGGGAGACGAGAAATGGGAAGCTCGATACAAGACCCTGCACGGCAAGTACAACGCCGAGGTCCCGCGATTGCATGCAGCGATCAAGGAACGCGATGCGAAGTTGAATAGCCTGACCGAAGAAGTGGAGGCGTTGAAGGTATTGATGGCGAAGCCCAAGGAGTCGCTGATCAAGCCTGAGGAAGTGAGTGAGTACGGCGAGCCCCTCGTTGATTTGATCCGTCGCGCAGCGCGTGAAGAGGTATCGAACAAGGATGGTGAGATCGCTGAACTCCGGCGCGAGCTGGGTGAAGTTAAGGTCAAAACGACTGAGACCAAGGAAGTTGACTTTTATGAGAAGTTGGCCAACGCGGTTCCGGACTGGATGGCGGTTAACGACGACCCGAACTTCCATGAGTGGCTTGGCGAGCTCGATGAGCTCACAGGTGCCCAACGTCAAGTGCTTCTGTCGCAGGCTGAAGAGGGGCGCGATGCGGATCGCGTTGCCAGATTCTTTAAGGCGTACAGGCGGGTTCAGGAACAAACGTCGGCAGCAGCCGATAACTCATTGGCGTCCCAGGTCGCCCCGGTTGGCTCTCGTGTAGATGCCCCACCGGCTGGCAAGAAGATCTGGACCCGAGCCGAGATAGCGGATTTCTATTCGCGTGACCGCAAGGGTGAGTTCACTGAGGAAAAAGCTGCTGCCATTGATACTGAAATCCAGTTGGCAATCCGAGAACAACGAGTCCGGTGAGCCAGCTCTCGTAAGAGGAAATCAAAATGTCTATTGCAGCAACCAGTGGCTACTATGTAGCCGGTCAAACCACTGATACCTACGCCGGTGCAAACGGCTTCATCCCCGAGTTGTGGTCGGGCAAGCTCCAGGTCAAGTTCTACAAGAGCACCGTCCTGGGCGAGATCACCAACAACGACTGGGAAGGCGAGATCAAGTCGATGGGCGACAAGATCACCATCCGCACGATCCCCACGATCACCATCCGCGCCTACACCAAGGGTCAGAACTTGACCAACGAAGTGCCCCAAAGCACCCCGTTGGAACTGAACATCGACAAGGGCCGCTACTTCAGCGTGGTCCTGGACGATGTGGACGAAGTTCAGGCCGACATCAAGTTGATGGACATCTTCACCAATGACGCAAGTCAGCAAATGAAGATCGCCATCGACGGCGACGTGTTGGGCAACGTCTTCGCTGACGCCGCCACCGCCAACAAGGGTGCCAACGCTGGCGCTTTGTCTGGTGGCTTGAACCTGGGCGCTACCGGCGCTCCCCGCCAGATCACCAAGGACACCGTCCTGGATCTGTTGCTGGACATGGGCCAGGCCTTGGACGAGCAGAACGTGCCCGAAGACGGCCGTTGGGCTGTGTTGCCCGCCTGGATGGCTTCGCTGATCAAGCGCTCTGACTTGAAGCAAGCCTACTTGACCGGTGACAGCGTTACCCCGCTGCGCAACGGCAAGATCGGCATGATCGACCGCTTCACGGTCTACATCAGCAACAACCTGACCAGTGTCACCGACCTGGGTGCTAACGCTACCGCTGGTGGTTCTGGCGCTGACGCCGACACCACCGCCTGGAACGTCATGGCCGGTACCCGTGATGCCATCACCTTCGCTTCGCAAATCACGAACGTCGAAACTCTGCGTGCTCAGAGCACCTTCGGCAACATCGTGCGCGGCTTGAACGTGTACGGCTACAAGGTTGCCAAGCCTGAGGCTTTGGTCGCCGCCTACGTGAAGAAGTAATTCTTCTCAACCCGAGAGGGGGAGGGGGTAACTCCCCTCCCTTTTTTTATGCGCAAACTACTGAAACAAAAAACCACTGGCACGATTTACGTCTGGACTGAGAACCTCGCTCAGCGGCCCGACATGGAGCTCTACGTCCCCGAGCCCAAGCTCCCGGCTGAGCCAGAGCCGCAGCCAGAAAACACCAGTCAAAATCCAACCCAAGCCAGCGCGGACCAAGAGCCAGACAACGAGTTGTCAACGGCCATCACGGCGTTTCGCAGACAGGTGTCCAAAGCAGGGCGTAAGCCCTCAACCAAGTCTTCGGAACAGGCATGAACGTCTCTGACTTAATCAAACGCGCAAGGATTCTGCTCAGCGATGAGGATGTCAGCCAGTACCGCTGGCTGGACTCGGAGCTGATCGACTGGATCAACGATGCCCAGCGAGCAGTGGCCACCGTGCGTCCTGATGCCAGTCCCGACCCCAAGGTTGTAACTTTGGTCGCTGGCTCCAAGCAGTCGATCCCTGCTGACAACTTCCGCTTGCTCGATGTGGTCCGCAACATGGCTGCTGACGGCGTTTCGCCCGGTCGTGCTGTGCGCATCATCGAACGCGAGACGCTTGACCAGTTTGACCCCTACTGGCACCAAGCCACCAAGAAGGCCGAGGTCCGTCACTTCACCTATGACGAGCGCATCCCGACCTCCTACTTCGTGTACCCGCCAGTGACGGCCGGTACCAAGATCGAAGCGGTCTTCTCCAAGTACCCGGCCAAGGTCAACGTCGTTGCCGATGAACTGAGCCTGTCCGAGGCTTACTTCGAGCCGACTCTGAACTACGTGATGTTCCGCGCTTACAGCAAGGACACCGAGTTCACCTCGAAGCCTCAGGTCGCTGGCGCTTACCTGGCGGCGTTCAACGGCGCGATGGGCATCAAGACGGCCAAGGACAACGCCTACTCGCCCAACCTCAACCGCAAGGGCGCTGAGCCCAATGTGCCTGCTGCACAGATGGGTGGTGTCGTATGACGAGCTACGAGAGCTTCTTCCCCTACGTCCTGCCCGAGGTTGCAGGCGCACCCGAGCCAGTTGTCTTGCTGGCCATTCGCAATTCGGCGATCGAGTTCTGCGAGCGCAGCCTGATCCTGACCCGCGACCACGACCCCGTGACCATCCGCGAAGGCTTGATCGACTACGACCTCGAGCCCCCGGTCAAGGAAACCCTGATCATCAAGATCCAGCGAGCCTGGGTCAATGGCAACAAGATCGACCCGCTGGCACCCGACTTCATCGCTGCCGCATCGGTCTATAACCGCCTGTACGACGAGTACGAGTCCAAACCCTCCACACCCCAGTACTACCTCCAGAAGGAGGAGCGCTCGGTCACCGTGTGGCCTGTGCCTGACAAGACCTACCGCAACGGCCTGACGATGCGCGTGGCCCTCAAGCCCACCCGCAGCTCCGAGTCTGTCGAGGACGTGATCTTCGAAGACTACGCCGAGGTGATCGCTGCTGGCGCACTGACACGACTCATGTCGTCTGCGGGTAAACCCTATACCAACATTCAGATGGCCGCGGTCAACAAGATGATCTTCGATCGCGGCGTCAACAATGCAAAGCTCCGCGCCAACGCTGGGCATGTTCGCTCGAACCAGAGCGTGAAGATGCGGAGGATTTGAGATGAGCGAAAAGATCAAGCTGGTCCA